TACTAATGTTTCCGGCCCACTTGTACCTGTTGTGGTTAATGTGCTTATTCCTGCTGCAATTGTCCATGATCGATCAGCTGTTAGATCGTATGTAGTTCCATTAATCGTTAACGTTCTGGCATTTGTAACCGGTGTAAAACCTAATGCTGTAGTAACGTTTAAACTTGTTAATGATAATGTGCCACCTAATGTTAATGATCCGGTGGTAGTAACGGTTCCCGTTAGTGTTAATCCACTAACTGTGCCTGTGCCACTTACACTTGTAACGGTTCCTGTTGTATTGGATTTATTGTTAAATGTTGTCCAATCTGTGCTACTTAAATAGCCATTTGTGGATCCTGATGCTTGACTAATTGATATTACGTTTGTTGTAATGCTTAATGGGGCCGTAGCGCTTGTAATTCTATTTAAATAAGCAATATCCCAATTTGTGGTATCTGTTGTTGTTGGGATCTCAAATCCTGCTGTTAAACTAATAACCCCTGTAGTATTGGTATATGTTAATCCAAATGCTGTGGATGAAATTGCAGTTAATGGAATATAATTATCTGGATTGCTATCTAAATAATATAAATTACTATCCACTGATCCATCAGCTTTTAAAAACTCTGTTGCTATGCCACCGGATTTCTTTAATGATGTGGCAATAATGGATCCGTTTACTTGTACTATGTTAACATTATCGTTTACATTTGTGCCAAATAACCATTTTCCATCGCTTGCTATTCTGGCGCTTTCTATGTCATCGGCCCTAAATATAACCGGATGTGGTGTTTCTGATCCAATATTAACTCCAGAATTTAAGGTACTAAATACCCCTTTGATTGAATTGTCTGCATGGGTAATGCCAATTAATGCAGCTGCTGAAATACCCTGTACAATAAAGTTTGTGGCACCGGCATAATATGCAGGCAATTGACCTATAAAACTATTACCAACCGAATCTATCCCACCCTTTGCTGTTGTAGATCCATTGGTGTAAAATTTAATCCCTTGGCTTGCCCTTGTAGCTACTATTGCAGCATCAGATGTGGTATTTGCTTGCCATGCACCTGATACACCAAAAATGGCTGTTTCTGTACCGTTCTGACTTGCGCTAAATGATCCCCCACCGGTTAATCCTGTATTATCAATTATGATTTTTCCGTATGCCGTAGAATCTTTTGCATGGATAATGTGTGATGGTGCTATTAATCCAACCCCTAAATAACCGGCAGCTGTTAATCTTGCTCTTTCACTTGTTCCGGCATATAAAGTAATAAAATCACCTATAACATCGGTTCCTATTCTAAATTCCCCTGTGGCATTTGTTCTTTGTAATATCTGATGTGTATCAATTCGGTAACTATATGCACCTTCAATGGCAATATTTCCATTTAAAACAGTTAGCATATCAGCCATCCCAAAAGGATTTGGAATAATCCCAACCGTTCCACCTATTATTACATTATCTAAATCATCAAAAATCCTTGAATTTGAAATACTATTGGTGCCATCAAATCTCGGCACATAGTTTATATCACCTACACCAATTATCCCACCGGCATTTTCTAAAGCAGTTGCAAATTGTATGTTTCGCCACACCAAATCATCCTCATACCATTGTAAAATGTCTGTGTCTGTACGATCTATAACTTGTACATCGTGCAATTCTTCAATTTCATAGCCATTATCTACCTTAACATAGATTTTACCATGTATCGCATGGGCATAAACTACAAAACCAATGATCACCGTATGCTCTGGCGCTAATGGTTTTATATTTGTAACATCTCCGGCAACTAATGGTGATAAATAAAGTATATCCCCATCCGCCCATGTTTCCCCTTGTAGATCACCTGTGGTGTCAATTTCATTAACTAATCCAGATGATGTTATAAATCCTTCCTGATTATTATCAATATCCTCTGTAACTAATCCTAATGTGCCGGCTGATGTTCCATCTGTAACAGCTAATGCCAAATCTACTTTTAATCTTTGACCTTGCGCCCCACTAATATAAACTGCCTGATAATTGGCCTCTAATAAATCATCACCGGTTTTATTTACTACCCTTGTTACTTGTTCCTGTCCTACCTGTAATGTTACATTACCACCTTTTAATTTTAAATCAGCTGTTCCATCTGTGTTATTCCACGACATGGTGCCGGCTGTTGTTGGCACTGCTGAATTTGATACATTAAATTGTACAAAATCAGATATTAAACCATAGGTGCCTAAATTTAAATTTTGTGTGGCCCCAATATATGGAACATAGCCTCCACCTCCACCACCACCACCATTTTCAATATTCCACCATATTTTTTCAATAGATGATAATACCGTATCACTCGCTGTAACCGTTCCTGTAATTGGGGTAAATCCGGCTAATGTGGTGGCTAATACTCTGGCTGTTGTGAAATATAATCGTGTACCCTCGGCTATTGCTGTTGTGGTAGATCCTATTGGTAGATATAAAGCATTGGCAGCAGCTAATGATAAATAGGTATTTGAATCTAATGATCCATCCCCTTTTAAAAATTGTGCGCTTGTTCCCCCTGTTACCTTATATTGTGATGCTCTTAAAAATCCATTTTGATCAATAAATACACCTGATCCACCACCAAAACCATCTGAAATCTGTTTCTCACTTGCCGTTAATATATCATTATCTATTAATTTTAATAGCGCTTTGTAGGTATCTGCAACAAGTTTACCGGTTAATGTAGCCATTTAATATTGCCTTTATTTTTTGTGCAATTTAGGCAAAAAAACGTTTAAAAATTTGTTGGCCGATTGCTAACAATATGAGGATAATTAATATCTGATTTACTAATGTCTGGAACCATCCCGATTTTTGATTTTCGGGATCCTTAAAAATGGTTTTTGTGATGTACTTATATTCGGTTCTGTATTGATCAGATTTGACATAAGGATAGTAATGCACAATGGCCTGTAATTTGCCTTTTTTTTCGCTTATGATCACTTCACCTTGCTGACCTTTTATCCTTTCTCTAAATGGCTTTAAAATGCCATTAGAATCGCATGGATTAATGATCAATATGGTATCTTTTAATTCTTTGTATTCTGTGATTATTTTAGTGATCACTACTGAATCTTTTTGATCTGTAGTGCTTAATTTATGATTAACAAATTTGTTTGTTCTACAAGAAACGCAAAATATGATAAACAAAAATCCTAAATATTTCATGATTGAAAATATAATTTAGCTTCGGCCATTCTTCTAATGGTTAATCCGGTTAATGTTTTGCCCCCTGATTTATTCCATTTTAAAAATTCATCCCTAATTGTTAGATCATTGGGATCCTTATTTACTTTTTTTAATAAGGTAGATCCTTTTAAATTGTTTGGCCCTACATTATAGCAAAATGAACATAACGCACTAAACTGATTGCTGTTTACATCATCTCTACAGAATGAATCTACTGATCTTTGAAATGGTTTTAATAAATCCATCAATAATTCTGTAGCTTTTTGCTCTGTGATTTCCGGATCCGTTAATTTTACTTTGCTACCATTTGGATAAAAAGTAGATCCATATCCAATGGTATTAACTCCGGCAGGACATTTGTATGGTTTGGATTTAAACCCTTCAAATTTCTTGATTAAATCTATTCCTAACTGATTGCAGGATGTTATTTTCACTCTATTGGTTTTGTTTTAATAACCTTTGGCGCTTTTCCTATCTTTAAATTGTGGTTTTCTATTCTTAAACCTTCGATTTCTATTGTTAATTCATCCACCTTTTTGCTTAATTGATCCACTTTTGCTTCCAATTTTTCATTCATGGCCGTAAACATATCAATGACTTTCTGGGAGTTCTCTAATTGTATTGTACTTATATCGGCATTCTCTTTTCTTCTACCTACGATCCATCCTATAAATGCTGATCCTGCTGATGTAATAATGCCTATGATTGCTTCCCTTGATTCCATTATGATAATTGTTGAATTTTATTTGATATTTCTACGATGCCCCGAAAATAGGTATAATCTGAATCCTCATCCACTAAATAGGTAGTTCCTTCATTTACGCAAGTAAACACAGAAAACCCATCGGCTGACAAATCGAAATATCCTGCTGATCTGGTTCTAATTAATTGTAAAATTTGTGAAATTGCCTGATTTGCTTGTAGTTCTCCACCCGAATCGCCACTAAATCTTGTAACTACTTCAATTCTTGTGATCGTTTCAGTAATGTAACTAGACTGATTGAAATCAGCTTCATTTGTACTGACTGAATAAACGTAAATGTATGGATAAACTGATGTGCTTGGCACCCTGTTATAAACCGGTAACACTGTAGCATTTAATGTAATGGTTCCCGTTAATCTGGTAATGATCGCCTTGCGAATAAATTGGATTGCCTCTAACATTATTTAGTCAATTGTTTGATTTTATTATCTAATCTTATTTCTAATTTATTCAATTCCTTTTTAACATTTGTAAAGAAAAATGGCCTTGCAGGCAATATCACATCTTTAACTCCTTTGCCTTTAAACTGTGCTGCATAAGAATCGTTAAACCCTAATGCCTTTAAATGGCTTAAATCTACCTTTCTACCTGTACCAAATTCAACGTATGGCGCATAAGGTGCTTTGGCAAATATGCTAACTCTATTTTTTCCAACCCTTTCAAAAAAGATACTTTGCATTAAATTGCCTGTATCTTTTATCACATCTACTTTCATCCCTTGAACTGCAAATGCAGCTGTATAGGCTAACTCATTGGATAATTCCTGCGCTGCCAATTGGCCTAACTGTTGGATCTTTTTTTTTAATGAATTTAGATCCCCTTCATTAATAGTTATGCCATCCTTTTTAGCCATTATGCCTCTATTTTTGTAGCAGTTATTTTAACCCAAAAATTTTCAATGGTTTGGTATCCAGAATTAATCCGATATGTGGATGCATTCCCTTCAACCTGTAAAATATCTTGATTTTGAATTAAATCAGCTGTTGGCCTTCTAATCATGATCTCAATTTCTGTTTCTAGGGATCTAATTCCATTCTTGGCTATAATATCACCGGATGTTTCTAAAACTCTACACCAATATGTTCCCACAGTGGATGTGGTAGATGTCCATCCACCATAACCATCAGCAGTTTTTGTCAATCTGCTAACTATAATTCTTTGTTTTAGATCACCTGCTGTTAATGCCATTATACAAACATTGCTTTATATCCATTTAAAATACTTTGTGCTGATGATGGTACATCCTGCACAATGGTTCCTGTAACGTAATCAGTTCTATTATCGTAATAAGTACTAACCATCATTAACAATGCCTGCTTTAATAGGCCATCATTCATGCCGGCTGTGGTGTAATTAATCTTAACATTGACTGCATCGCCAATTAATTCTACGATCTTATCATCTAAACCAAATACATTATATGTCAATGCCGTATTATCTACGGTACCTGTAACACTTTGGATTGATGCAATTGGGCCAAATGGCACATCGATTAATAGATCTAATCTAACTGATGGTAAATAATAGGTTCTAGTTTTTGCCACAATATCTCTGGACATATAATTTTCGGCTGCTATTCTTGCAGCTGTAATCATTGTACTTATCAGCGCATCATCAGCAGATGTATCAATCCTAACAAAGTTTTTAACATCACTTGTTGTGATAATTTCACTTCCTGTAGTGCTATTTATTTTTATTTGGCGCATTTTTCTTTTTGCTTATAGCTTTTGTTTCGTAAACTATTTTTTCTTCTTTGGTTTCTACCTCGGCCACTTTAATTTCCTTTGTTTCTGCCTCCACCATTACACCAATTTTCTTTTCTAAATAATATTTCTCCAAATCCTTTGGTAAATAATAGGATTGCCCTGCAATGTGCATTGTGCTACCATTACAAACAGTCTTTAATATTTTAATTTGTGCCATGTTAATCTATGTTTTCGGATATCTCTAAAGATTCTTCATCAATAACCGGATCTATAATTTCTTCTATTTCTTCTTCTACTATTTCTTCTACTTTCTTGGATGATTTAATCGCCCATCCTTTTGATATAAACAATTTTTCAACCTCGGATGAAACATCATAAATACCATATGCCTTATAATAGTTTATACCATCATTAACATTTTTTAGCATTGTTATTTTGCCCATATTGTTTTATTTTTTGAACAAATATAAAAGAAAATGGCACCCGAAAATCAGGTGCCATTATTCTATTTGGATTTTACAATTGACTAAACACCAATTGCAGCAATATCCGTAGAGAATGTACCACCAACAAAGGCCAATGGCGCATAGTTAGTTAATGCAATTCTTTCTGTTAAACGAACTGTTACAAATCCTTCACGAACGTTAATTCCATCCTCTCTAAAGAATTCTAATGCAAGATTCTCACGCACCCACATTTGAGTTCCCATTGCAAAATTACCAACCAAATAAGTTCCAGCAGTAACAGCAGTATTAACAACTACAGGTACCCCTAAAAAACTTGGTGTTAAACCTTGATATACTTGATCTTTCAAATACTCATTAGTTGTAGCTTTCAATAATAAGATTTTAGTAAAATCTGTTGGTGAAAGCATGATATAATCAGCTGTGTAATTAACCAAAGCTAATTGATTGATTGCAACTGTTAAAACATCAAATTGATTGGCAGCTGTAATAGTATCTGCGAATGAACCTGCTGCAAATGCTGTAGCAATTGAATTAATACCCTCAATGTTTTGACCTGATCCATTACCATAAAGCAATTGTGTATCCTCAACAGTTAACAATTTTTCTGGCGCACGAGCTGACAAATAAGATGTCAATTGAGCTGTATCAGCAAGCATTTCCTCTGAAATACGGAAATAAGTACCGATTTTACGAACGTTTGCATCTTCTGCTGTCAAATCGAAATCTGATTCTGGATATAATCCACCTTGTGCGATTGGCGCTGCACCATTAT